ATAGTTGTCGAGCTTACCGCACGTACTGCGACGAGAGGAGCGGTAGTGTAGAGAGCGTTTCCCGTCGTCAAGGGATTAGTCCACTGGAACCCGGCCTCAACGGAAGGAGCAGGGAGAGGGAACCACTCATTGCCTGTAGATCCATAATTATTCACCGGCTGCTGATCTAGCGGGAAGTCCTGGTACGCCGTAACGGTATCAATTGTACCGTACAATGTCACCGTATATCCTATCCCCGCCCCAACTACTTGGAACATCCACTTCGGCCACCGAGAACATTCCTTCATCAACGGCAATACGCCGGTATCTTGACCGGACGCCGTAAATGTGAAGACGGGCTTTCCGCCCGCGCTTCCTACACTGGTGATGCTGCTTCCCATTAGAGCAGCTCATTAGAGATGTGGAAGCCTATTCCGGTCGAAGAACTCCCTGGGAGGTAGTAGTGAAGATCATACGGGACACCCCAGAGAATCACGCTCAGACCACCTGCAACCACACCGTCGGCGGTGATGCGGAGAGTCAACTCCGTACCGGTCGGCCAGAAAGCGTCGAAGCTTTCGAGAGCGTACACTTCGCCAACAACGTCGGCCTGACCGGCGTCGAACAGAGGGAGAATAATGTCCTCTGGGAACAGTACATCTCCTGGAGCTGCTGTAAGTGAAGGGGTGACGCCTTGATTCGTCGTGTCCAAGGGAGGAGAGAGCGGTTTCGCTCCAGCAACGCCTGCAACCATTGCAACTCCGCTTGCGAGTACCGTACCTGCAACGCTGTTTGTGGAGACAACGAACGACGGAGTAGCGACGCCATAGACCAGGGTTTGAATGACCACTTCTACGCCGAGGGAGTTCGCCCGGTAAAGGGTATTAAAGGCAGGGTTTACGCCCATCATAGCCTGGAGGTTAAGGGACTCTGCGAGGTGCGCTCCAACGTGCGTAAGATCGACAGCAGCGCGCCCTGAGACCGTGTAGACGTACGGGACGCCTGCGATCGTGATAGTGATCTTGTCGCCCACTAGGAACGTACCGCCGAGGGTAAGGTACGCATAGGACGAAGCTGCTCCAGCCCCCTCGTACGCTGCAACACCAGAAACGACGTTCAGAGCGAGTTTCCCTGGGGCGAAGTTGCCTCCAGTTGGAGCGGCAGGAGGAACAACTTCCCAGTTGCTCATAACGTAGGAGATGTGCGTGATCTTGTAGTTAAGCCCGAGGGGCAGGATCCCTTGAACAACGTCTGAAGTTTGTGCTGCGGCAGGGACGATCATCGGTTGAAACTGGAGAGAGTCCCATGCACCATAAAGAAGTGCTTGTGGGTTGCACTCCTTTGCTCTTATCTGAATGCTCATTTCTAGTTACCATGCTTTCTTAGATAAGCGGCGCTGTTTTCAAGAACTTCAGTTGAGTCTTTTGATTGTCCTAGCACTACGTTGCAAGAAGCACACAGAAGACCCCTAACTTTTCCGGTCTTATGATCGTGGTCTATGTGCATTCTGTATTGACCGTACACTGGACACTCCTTCTTGCATATCTCGCACTTACCGTCTTGCTGTAACCACTTCTCTTCGTACTGTTCTATCGTGAGGCCGTAGACATCGAAATTCTTCCTGAGGGATCTAGCTGTACGCGTTCTTTGACCTTTATTGGAAGCATTCCATTCCTTCATGTACTTAGAGCGGGCTATATTCTTTTCTTCGCATTCCTTTAGGTACTCTTCCCAGGGTCTATACCGCCCATTCTTGTGATTCTGTTCAGTGAAATACCCTGCGTGTTCTGCTCTCCATTTGGCCCCTAGTTTCAGAAGTCTTTCCTGATTCTTATCGTAATAAGCCTTCTGTTGAGCTTTTCGAGCCTCCATCTTAGCGGAAGCTACAGGGTCAGCTTCTATGTACAGTTTTCTTCGTTTCGCGTAGTTCTTTCTGGCGCACTCGTTGGTCTTGTCTTTATCCTTGAACGGCATATAATCTCCTTCTCAGGTCGATTATACCACGGGGTTGGATTTTTGGCTAGGCCCCCTGAGACCCCACAATTCCTCTCCAGCTATCCACGCCGTTTGAGATGCGGACCCGTGCTTCGTGGAAGATGTTCTCGCTCTGAACATCGACGTAGGTGCGCTGACGGTTCTCTTTGACGGCGGCAAACATGGTGTGAGCGTTCTCAAGCGAACCTTTACCCGTTACGACCCACCAAGGGAAGGGACCTGCGCCTTGATTTGGGTTGAGGTAAGGCACTTCGATGGGCTCAAGCTTCGTTCTCTGCTGTGAAACGACGTTGATACGGTTCTGATCCGTTGACGGGTAGAGGTTTGTCTGCAGAATTTCAGTAACCTGTTGATGATATCCCGGCGGGTAGATGATGTTCTTAGGGATGTAGCGAACCAGTTTACCGCGAGGGTCTCTCGTAAGGGCGAACATCGTGATGACCGCTTGGAGCGACTCGACCGTGAAGGCCACGTTACCGAGGAAGTTGCTCTGCGTGACACCTGGCATGCCAGTGATGGGGTGAGCAGCATTGATGAGGGAAAGACCGTCATCGACGTTGTACCCGCCTTGTGCTTTGCTTAGGAAGCTAAGGTTCAGGTTGTTCCAGAACAGGTACTCGAGAGTCTCGTCGACAGACCGACGGAGCATACGAGGCATTTTGTTAAAGATCGCTTTTGGATCTTCGATACTAGCCCGACGAGTGATGATGTAGCGAAGACCGAAGTCCTGCCAAGTAAACATCATCGTAAACTCTGGTTGCGCCGAGTCAAGATCCGGCACGCCACCTTCTCCTACAGGAGCAAGGAGACCTAACGGAATAATTGAGTGATTCTGGAAGTATGCAAGCTTAGCATCATAGTCCGGGGTATTGAAAACTTCTTTCCAAAAGGTAGGGTTCTCAAGGCCTTCCTTGACATACACATGTTCAAGGATCTTAGTTGCGGCTTCCTTGAAGGTATTGCTAAAGTGAATGGAAGGCATTTTTAGACTCCTTGAACGATGGCGAGTGCGCTAGCAAGGAACGCGACGTAGACTCGTATACCTAGAATACCAGTCGGGTCCAACTCGTACTGGTTATTGACAAGAGCATTGTTTACGCTGTTGTCAACGTCCTGAATGACTGCTACAAGGTTGGGCGCGGTTGGGTCGGCGATGTAGTACCCGGTAGCCGCATCAATCGCGAGACCGACGAGCGTACCGTACGTTGCTTGCTGAGTTCCGCCTGCTAGCCACCCGGTTGAAGGTGTAAGGTTCATGACTACGACGTTTGGTGGCCCAAGAGTAAGGACTGGAATTTGCCCCGGCATTGCCGAGAACAACCCAGTTCCGACATTCGATTGACCAAAGACCGAGTCCGGGTACGCTTTACCAACAGTAGGATTCCCCTGCCAGGTCATCTCTGAGGAGCACTGAGCAACGCCGACAATACCTCCAGTGACATTCGCAGGAGCCGGGGAGATTCTGCCGGGCAGACCGAGTGCCGAGCCTCCGACGAGGGTAGCACCAGAAGGAACGGCTTCGCCTGTAACTGAAGTAGTGGAGATGGCGAGCGTGATCGCGTTGCCTGCAACTCCCGGAGTATTGGCGGTGATAACAACTAAGTTACCGTCGATTGCTGCAGTGACTAGCTCTGTAACCGAGTTCGCGTTAATGTCGGCGACGATCTTAGCAAGAGCGTCGTCATTATTAACCACTGAAATCGCAGGACGAACGACGCCGTTGATTGAGTACGTGATCGTGTCCCCAATAACAAAAGTTCCCCCGATTAGGAAGAACCCTTCAGCCTTCGTGCCCGTTGCGAAATATACGAAATCTGCATCTTTTATGAGGCCGGGATCGGCAGGAAGATAGATGGGAGACATTGACATTGCAGTAGGCGGCAACTGCACTACTGGTTTTTGAATGGCTACCGTTATTGGCATGTAAAAATACCCTCACACTGTCAGTTAGTATAAGGGTACCTTAGTATTAGAGAAATGTCAATGAATTGTGCGCTGTGACTCCTCTAACTCAGCGTCCTCTAACTCAGCTTTAATTCCGTGGGACTCCGCCGCTCCTTGCAATTGACTGAACGCTGTGTGACCTGTAGCGTTAAGTAATCCGAGAATCG